TAATATCACCCTTAAATCCATATCACATAAGTTGGATTAATTTGACTGAATATGAAGACAACAGGTCTTTGGATTTACACACAGATGAAAGAAGTGATTATACTTTTTGTATAACACTAACTGAAGGGTATGAAGGTGGAAGTTTTATTATAGAAGATAAAAAATATACCACGTTAAAGGGTGATTGTATCATTTTTGATGGTCACAATTTAAAACATGGTGTTGAACCAGTGACAAAAGGATATCGTGCGTCATTGAACATATGGATAAAAGGGGGTCAAAAACCAATGATTTAAATGAAAGTATTAATTATCTCATTACCAAGAACAGGTTCATCAACGTTGTTGTTTAAGTTGGCTGAAGAAAGAAATCTGAAGCCAATTTATGAACCATTTCACGATGGGACAAATCAATTTAAAGAATGGAAATATAATCCAAATGAAGATAATATCATTGTTAAAACTATAATAAACCAACATCAAAATAATTTGGATTTAGTAAAAGAATTTGATGAAGTTATACTTTTATCAAGAAGAGACTTAAAAGAATGTGCTGAAAGTTATGTATATTTTATGGTAAACGTAAGAGACGGATTTCAATCATGGCAAGAATATTATTATGATAATATTACAGAAAGTGATTATATGTATGCGTTAAATTTGATAAGTAAAATGAATGAAGACATTCAAATAATAAGTAATGAACTTAATATTCCAATTACATATTATGAGGATTTGTTTGATATTGGAAGTGAAGAGAGATTGAGAAAATATAGTACAAAAGAAGTAAAAAAGAAAAAAATGATATGATGGAAAAAGGTTTTTTGACTGAAGAAGAAATGTTATATATACAAAATTCATTGAAAAATGATATTGGTATTAATGAATCTGAATATGAAAAATTAAAAACCCTTCATCCATATGCTGTTGTGGAAGAAAATAATCCTGTTATACGAACCTCGAGAAAATTATATAGTACAACTAATTATGAATTGAATAGTTTTTTTCTCAAAAGATTTGGTAAAAAAGATTATGATTTGGATTATTATAACGAATTAATATACAATATTGGTGATTTTACAAATCCACATAAGGATAAAAATTTTGTTACACAAACAACATTAATATTGATGAATGACAAGTTTACCGGTGGAGATTTGATAATAGACAATAAAGATGTTGAATTTAATAAAATAGGTATGTTTATTAGTTTCGATGGATTTAAACTACAACATAGTGTAACTAAAGTAGAATCTGGACAAAGGCGAGTTTTAGTAATTATGTTTAATAAAAAAATCACATTAATATGAAAATAGCTATTACGGGTTCAAATCATTCATTAGGAAAAAATATTTGTGAATCTCTCGTAAATCATGAGTTAATCCGTTTAGATAGACCTGAAAATTATGTTGACACTATTGAAGAAATTGTAGATGATTGTGACATATTCATCAATTGTGGTTATAAAGACACAACACAAACAATACTTTTCGAAAAGGTTTTTAAAAAATGGATATATGAAAAAAAAACAATAATAAACATATTAACATCCGCCTTAATATTTGGTAGTCCAAATAAAAAATACGTTGATGATAAAAGAAATTTAGAACAAAAAACATTAGAATTACGAACACCAGACAAAGAAGTACGTATTATTAATGTTTACCCACATACGTTAGAAAGCACAACAACGGCACCGAATCAGAAATTAAAGTTTTCAGAAGTTTCAGACATTATTATATGGATAATTGAATTACCACAAGATATTGAAATTTTTGAAATTGGTATTTCCAAAACAAAATTAAAAATTGAAAATACTTTAATATAATGAAAACACTTTGGACATTCGGAGATTCATTTACGGATTCCTTCAACCCACCAGGTGAAAGATTTTTAGATTGGCACAATAAGTACATTCAATGGAAAGGATACGTACCAAAAGTTTTTGGTGAAATTATATCAGAAAAACTAAATATGAAATTAGTTAATAAAGGTATTGGTGGTTCAGATAATAGTCAAATATTCGAGTCTTTTTGTTCAGTTGTTGATTTAATAAAAGAAGATGATATTTTAATTTTTGGATGGACAAATCAAGAAAGATTTAGACTTTCTAATAAAAAAAATGAATGGTCACATTTATCTGTGAATTTTAGAGATAAAGATAAAAAAAAACAAGAAGGAGATAGTCATTTTTTTTCAACGGAAGAATTAAAAAACGCATTCGATTCCATTTCAAAAAATACAATTCAAGAAATAATGTACAACAGAATGAATGATGTTTATACTCAAGAATTATGTAATTGGATAAAGTTGATTAATTTTTCATTAAGTAAAAATAAAATATTACATTGGAGTTGGGATAAAAGAATAACTTATTGTGATGGTATTTTCATAAGTGGATTTGAAACTATAAAAAAAGAAACAAACAATATTATAAATGATAATCATTGGTCAGAAAACGGTCAGAAAGAACTTTCACAATTTTTCACTAAAAAACTTGAGGGTAATGAAACTAATAATAAGAAAATAATTTAACATGAAAAATAGATTATTTGTTTTTGGTGATAGTTGGGCTACTAATTATTTTTCTAAAACTAATGATTTAGTTGACTGTAAACCGTTTTTTAACACAAAAGAAGTTGAATCATATGTAAGTCACTACAATTATTTTGGTCATTGGATTGATCATATGAAAAACTTTTATGATGTTTATTCATACGCAATGGGTGGTGTTTCCAATGAACAGATTATTTACCAACTTGGTAATTTACCTGAGTATCATGAGGGGGATAGAATGATAATAATGTTTACTGGTGTTGAAAGGTATGTGTGGATATATAATAAATTTAAGTATACATTTTGTGTGGGTAGTTTAATGCCGGATAAAATTATTGACGAAAAATATGTTGATTATTTTAAAAAACAATACGTTGAAAGGTATGAATATTGGATGGATGATTCTATTAATAATGATGAAAAGAAATTTTTAAATATGTTTCCTAAACTATTCAAACAATACCAACCAATAGTAGTGACTTGGAGACCTGAATTGGCTCAAAAAGTTGATTCAATAGAATTGATTAGAGTTGATAAATTAAATCTAACATCTATAGAAGAAGAAACAAAGGGTGTTTATAAAGATAGACATTTGGGTGTTCGTGGAAATTATGAGTTGTTTAAATTCTTATGTGAAAAATTAAAATTGGATATAAGTAATTATATGTTTAAAGTTATAAATTTTAATAAAGAATTGATATAGTGGAAAAGGTAAATTTAAAAGATTACATATGTGCAGTTCCCTTCATATCTTTAGAGATTCATAACGGAAGTAGATTCTTATGTTGTGCATCTTGGTTAAAAAAATATCTACCTGAACACACATCACCAAAAGATGCTTGGGAATCGGAAGATGCTAATGAAATTAGAAAATCAGTTACGGATGGGTCTTTTAAATATTGTGATAAGAGTCATTGTCCATATCTCCACCAATTAATTAAATTTGGTAAAATAGGAAATACTAATGTTTTATATCATAAAAATAATATACCTACAGAAATAAAAGAAAAAATTGATTCATTTGAACAAGGTGATTTATTACCACCTAATACCATTCAATTCTCGTTCGATAGGACTTGTAATTTAAAATGTCCGTCGTGTCGTATAGAAGTAATTGCAGAAAACTCAAAAGGTATAGAAAGAGTTAAGAAAACAATAGATGAAATAGAGGAACAATACGGAAGTACCACCAAAATGATATACATAACAGGTACTGGTGATCCTTTTGTGTCTGTTGGGTTTAGAGATTTTCTTAGAAATTTTGATTCAACTAAATGGCCTTCTCTACAAAAAATACATCTTCACACAAACGCCACAAAATGGAATCAAAAAATGTGGGAATCGATGTCAAATATTCATAGTTACGTAAAAAGTTGTGAAATAAGTATAGATGCGGCAACCAAAGAAACATATGAAAATAAAGTAAGATTAGGTGGAAATTGGGATGAATTAATTGAAAACTTAAAATTCATTAATACAATACCATCTTTAAAAGGTATAAAAACTTCATTTGTGGTACAACAAAAAAATTATAAAGAAATGAAGTTGTTTTATGATTTAATGACTTCAATTTTTGGAAAGAAAGTTAATGTGTACTATGGTAAAATTACAAATTGGGGTACATTTACTGAAGATGAATTCACCCAACATAAAATTTGGGAACCTAATCATCCTGAATATCATGAATTTATTAATGAAGTAAATTCGTTTTTACCTAAAGAACAATCTTGGCATAATTTACAAGAATTTATAACCAATAAAAGTAAATTAATATAATGAGAACACTGTGGACATTTGGGGATTCTTTTACTTTTGGTCATGGATGTCGTCCTGATGGACCATTATCTGAATACTATTATGAATATAAATCAAATGATGATGATTTAATTTGGCCAGAAATTCTTTCAAAAAAATTAAATTGTGATTTGGTTAATTTAGGAAAATGTGGGGCATCAAATGATTACATATTTGATACGATTATTGAAAATTATTCACAAATAAAAGAAAATGATTTTGTAATTGTTAATAAAACTTTTCCACAGAGATTCGATGTTCCAAATGACATTCGTAATGAACTACATTCAATAATCGCTGAATTATCAATTAAGGATAAAAAATGGGATACGGTTTTTAAGAATTTAAATAAATCAAAAGATGAGATTGAAACAATAATAAACTTTATGTATCATTTCAGTGGACATAGTTTATACGAAAAAAGACAAGATAAAAGATATTCTTTTATCAAATCAATTATTAAATGTGACAAGTACTACGAATGTAAAACAACTGAAATATTGTTATCTAAATTTGAGGATATAACTGAACACACAAAAGGAAAAATAATTGATGGTCATTTAAGTTTTAGGGGACACAAACAGTTGGCTAACTACATATACTCTAAATTATATCCTGAAAATAATATATTATGATAAATTTTGAATTGAACATTGAAAATTATGATGAATTAAAAGACCTAACCATATTAGAGTATAATAATTTACTATCTGATGATATAAAAAAACTCATAACATATTTCAATACAGAGTATACTTGGGATAGTATGTTTGACTATGATGAAGTTAAAAACAGAATTGAAAATGGACATTTTTTATACATATTGTACTATGGACATGAGTGTATTGGGTATGTTTTTTTTGAACCTAAGGAAAACAATGAATTTTATCTTTATAATTTATATGTAACTAACGTTGTCAAAAGACCAAAATATTCACCTATTTGGTTTGTGAATAAAGTTTTACAAAAATTACCACATCCTTTCACTAAAATAACATGTTGTTGTGAAGATTGGCACAACGACGCACAAAATGTTTTCAAATCCAACGGATTTACTATAGTTTCTTAGATATTTTTGTTTGATTTTACGAATTATTTTTATTATATTTTCTATAATGAAAATTTTAGCTCATATACCTTTTATTGGTACAACAGGATACGCGAATCACGCACGTTCATTTTTTACTGCATTAAACAAATATCACACGGTAAAGGTTAGAAATTTTACAATTGGTAATAGTTGGGTTGGTATGAGTGATAGACCACACGATAATGAACCTTATTTTACCGATGAAATGGGTGAAATGTTAATTTTACAAACTCTTTGGGGTGAAGGTGGTAAAAGAGTTGATCAAAGTATGTATGGATATCAAAATGATTTTATTCCTGATGTTCACATAGTCTTAATGGAAATGAATAACTATTATTTCTATGATAATTACGAGGGTTATAAAATTGCATATAATGTATGGGAATCAACAAGATACCCCGATGACTTTTTCAACAGACTATTTTATTTTGATGAAGTTTGGGTCCCATCCAAGTGGCAATTTGATTCTTTAGTGGAACAAGGATATCCAAAAGAAAAAATTTTTATAGTACCTGAGGGTGTTGATGTTGAAACATTTAAACCATTAGATAAAATACCTCAAAAAGATAAATTCAGATTCATACATTTTGGTCGTTGGGATTATAGAAAATCCACAACTGAGATTTTGAAAGCGTTTGGTGAAGAATTTAAAAATGATAAAGATGTTGAATTAATTTGTAATGTTGAGAATCCATTTCCATTTGATGGATTACAAACAACAAAAGAGAGAATTAAAAAATATAATATAGATACCAAAAAAATTAAGTTTTTAGATTTTCTACCAAGAGACGAATATGTAAAGTACATGCAAGAAGGTGATGTATTTTTATCATGTGCCAGAAGTGAAGGTTGGAATTTACCACTTATTGAATCAATGGCTTGTGGTACCCCTTCTATTTTTTCGAATTATGGTGGACAATTACAATTTGCAGAAAATAAAGGTATACCGGTTAAAATTTCTCATATGAGAAATGCAAATATAACAGAGAAAGAACAACCTGGTGAGTATTGTGAACCTGATTGGAATGATTTGAAAATTCAAATGAGAAACGCTTATGAAAATCATAAAGAATATAAAAAGAAAGCTTTAGAAGATTCTAAAAAAATACATGAAGAATTTAATTGGGAAAAACAAGCTAAGACGGCAAATGATATTTTGATGAGAAATAAAAAACCATTTGCGTTTGTTACAACAGGTAATCTTTCTTACATGCCTGTAATCGAAAAACTAGTTCAATCACTTTTGGAATTTTCTGAACAAAAAATCATAGTTTATGGTGTTGATTGTGAAGTTCCTTTTGATTATCCAAATGTTATTAAGAGAACTATAAATCCACCAAAAATATCTGAACACGATAAGTGGTATTGGAAACAATGGGCTTGTATTGAATCTTTAAATGAAAATTACGAAAATTTTGTGTGGATTGATGGTGATGTTGTTGTTAATTATAATATAGATGATGTAAGAGAATATTTCAACAAATTAGAAAACTATCCGTTATCAGACATTCATGTCCAAGAAGAATTTTTTGGATTATATGAAAACGGTAAATCACAATTGTTTAACGAACAACTTTCCAATGAATGGGGAATTAGTAAGGGACAACCATATATGCATGTTTGTTTCTTCATATATAATCACAATTCAAAAGAATGGTTTAAAGAAATAATTTCTCACTATACAAACATCATGAAAAATAATCCAAGTGATTATAAGAGACTATTTCTGTGGAATGATGAAGGTATTGACAATGCCATGAGATGGAAATATGGTTATACAAATCATTTACCCCTATCAAATTTTGATACATCATCTTACGATGGAGACGAAGGATTTATTGATAGAACTCTACATCAATTCTATAAGTTTTGGAATGAAGAAGGTCCGCAAAATTTTAATAGAATATTTGGTTATCAATTTATTCCAAAAGACAAATCTAAAATAATATATTTTCATGGTAATAAAAATGAATACATCTCTGATAAGATGATTGATTTTATAAAAATGAAAAGAGATAAATCATTTTATAAATCTGAACAATTTTATACTGACCTGTATAAATTAGAAAATTTTGGTGATATAAAGGAAGTAGAAGGTTGGACAATTCACATTGCACAAAAATATGGTTGGGGAAGAGCCATTTATCATGAAATATATAATTTGAAAGATTATTATTATAATAGAATAAAAAGAATAAATGAGGGTGACATTGTTGTTGATTTAGGTGCAAATATTGGGGTGTTCAATAGATGGGCCTACAGTGAAGGTGCGTCAAAAGTAATATCATTTGAACCTGATAAAAGATATTTTAAACTATTATCTTTAAATACGGACCCCAAATCAATATTATTTAATGCCGCCATTAGTGATTCAATTGGTGAATTTGTTTTACATGAAAGCCCACATCTCGGTGGTTCAAGTTTAATTGAATTTAATGATGCCTTAAACAAATATCCTGTAAGAACATACACTTTAGATTATCTATTCAGTGTTGGGTTGGTGGATAAAATAGATTTTCTAAAAGTAGACATAGAGGGTGCAGAACAACACGCGATGATGGGAATATCAGATGAGAATTTGATGAAAGTGAAAAATATTTCGATGGAATACCATAACGCACAATTTAATTATAATGATGAATTAAGAAGTGAGTTAATCAACAGATTAGTCAAACTTGGTTTTAATTCATATCTTTTATTTTGTGGTAGTGATAATAGTTTACAATTAATATATTTTTGGAGATGAGTTTATTAAATCAAATTGCGAAAAATTTTGGAACAGATAAATGTGATGAAATTCACAATTATTGTAATAAATATGAAAAATATTTACCATTCAATAGGTACGATACGTTAAATATTTTTGAAATTGGTGTTCTAAATGGTAAATCATTAAAAACGTGGAAAGAATATTTTTATCGTTCACACATTTTAGGTATCGATATCAACCCCGATTGTAAACAATATGAAGAATCAAGAATATCAGTTGAAATTGGTTCACAAGATGATGGTGCATTTTTATCAAGAATTTGGCAACAATATGGTCCATTTGATATGATATTAGACGATGGTTCACATATGAATGAACACGTTATTTTTTCATTTGAACATCTTTGGAGTAGTGTTAAACCGGGTGGTGTGTATATTATTGAGGATGTTGGTACATCATATTGGGAAGATTATGGTGGTGGAATCAATAACCCAAATTCATCAATGAACTATTTTAAAAAATTATCCGATGATGTAAATTTTAGAGGTGTATTAAATTTTAACAAATCAAATGTCCACGCCAGAAGAGAAGATTGGTGTGTTGAAAATATTAATGATGAATGTTATACTGATATAGAATCAATAAATTTCCTTAATGGAATTATTATAATAACAAAAAGATAATGGCTTATAGTTTTGATGAAGATGTTTTTATAATCGGTTGTTGGACCGATTCTAAAGAAAAAGAAGATGTATTAATTAAATTAATTAATAAATTAAAAAATTTTAAAGTTCCAATTATATTGGCCGGTCATTATCCGGTTGGGCCAGACATTCAAAAAATGGTCGATTATTATATTTTTGATAAAAATAATGATATTCTATTAGAAAAAGACTTCAATGATTATGGTGTAAATAGTGAAAGATGGACCAATACAGACACATATACCATAAGAAACAAAATGGATTTTCATCATGATTATTCAATTTGGATAACATTTAAAAATGCTTTAAGTGTTGCAGAAAGATGGGGTAAAAAATACGTACACTTTTTAGAGTTTGATAACTTACCTGATGAAGTACAATATAGACAATCATTTATGGAGTATGTCAGAAGGTATGATGCTGTTGTTTATGAATACTCAAAAGGTTCGACATCAGAAAGTAATCCTTATTGTGCCACTTATATTTTTTCAATTAATACTTCAACATTTTCACAGATTCTGAACAAAATAAATTCCAAGGAAGAGTTTTTTAAAAATAAACCCGATAGATGGCAATTAGAAAAGGTTTTTTACCAAACACTTAAAAGCACAACAAATAACATATTCGTTAGTAGATACATTCCTAATGATAATGAACTTAACATATTCGCCGCTTGGAACAGGGATGGTATTTTGAGAAATGGTGGTAAGTTCCAAGTTTATTTTGGTGTGGATGAAACAGATGAATTATATATTCATTTCATATCAGGATTTAATAACGAACCAGCAGACAAAGATTATTTAGTAGAAATTAATTATGATAAAATTAATAAATTTTATAACATAACAAAAGGTTCATACCAATTACTCAAAGTCGGAAAGTACATCCAAAATCAAGAACTTAATGTTTATTATTTAGGTGTAAATGTTGTGAAATTAAATTTAAATCAAAGTGTAAGTGAATTCAGAAGAAAAAATTTTATAACACTGAAAAAAAGAGAATCAATCAACAAAACAATAAATATTAATTTCAATGATGGTCCATTTGTTGAAATCTTGGAAGATAATGAATTATTATATGACGTGGAATTTTTTAATAAAACAACACAAAAAGTGGAATTCTCAACTACTTTAAAGAGTAATTGTTGGGCAAGAGCAAATAAAAAATACTATATTGATTGGTTAATCAGAATTAAAGGTATTGATAATGATTTTTATAAAGAACATGAGTTTAATGTTGAAAATAAAAGGACACTAATAAGTTTTGAATCAAAATCTTTGGGTGATACCTTGGCTTTCATACCATATGTTGAAAAATTTAGGTCAGATAAGAAAACAAAAGTCATATGTTCAACTTTTCATAATGATATATTAAAAGACCAATATCCTGAAATTGAATTTGTAAACCCTGGTTCTCGAGTTGATAACATATATAGTTTGTTTAGATTAGGTCTATTTTATAAAAATGGTTCTATTGATAGGGAAATAAACTATGAATCACACAAAACAGACCCAAGAAAAGAACCTTTAATGAAAATTGCGTCCGATATATTAGGATTGGATTATATTGAATTGAAACCCAAATTAAAAAAATTAGGTAAAACAAAAAAGAAACAAATTTCAATTGCAGTACATTCTACAGCACAATGCAAATATTGGAATAATCCTAATGGTTGGCAGGAAGTTGTTGATTATTTAAAATCCAAAGATTATGAAGTTGTTTTGTTATCAAGAGAAGAAGACGGTTATATGGGTAATTCAAATCCGAAAGGAGTAATCCAACATCCCATAGGTTCATTAGAGGGTTTAATTAAAACATTACAAGAATCTGAATTATTCATAGGTATAAGTAGTGGTTTAAGTTGGTTATCTTGGGCTAGTGGTACCCCTACAATAATAATTTCAGGATTTACAGATGTTGATTTAGAACCATTAAACGGTGTATCAAGAGTAATAAACAAACAAGTTTGTAACAGTTGTTGGTCCAAATATAATTTTGATGCCGGTGATTGGATGTGGTGTCCAGTACATAAAAATACCGACAAACAATTCGAATGTTCTAAAAGTATAACATCATTACAAGTAATTAATGAAATAAATCGTCTATTATTTTAATTTTTTTTAGGTTCAAATACAAATATCTTGGTATTTATATGAGTATAATACTATAGAAACATGAATATATTTGACCCTATTGTCACCGGTTCGTTAACCGTAAGAGGTACAACGACATATCAAGGAAATCAAAATGTAGTTGGTAATTTAACAGTTGATGGAAATATCATCGCTAGCCAGTACATTGTAAGCTCTTCCGTTATTTACGCAACAGAATCTTTTGTGAGTGGTTCACACGATTTCGGTAACTCACTAGATGATTATCATAAATTCACCGGTTCAGTTTATGTTACAGGTGCATTTCAAGTACCTTCATATCCTTCTAATCCAGTAGGTACAGTACCTGGTCAATTATATTTTAATACAGGTGATAGTAATTTATATAGATATAATGGTTCTTCATGGCTTTCAGGTATAGGTGTTGCCGGTACATCAGGAACTTCTGGTACATCAGGTAGTTCAGGTTCTTCAGGAACATCTGGTTCATCAGGTAGTTCAGGTTCAAGTGGTACTAGTGGGTCAAACGGTTCTTCAGGAACTTCAGGTACATCAGGTAGTAGTGGAACAAGTGGAACATCTGGTTCGTCTGGTTCTTCTGGTACATCAGGTAGTTCAGGTTCTTCAGGAACATCTGGATCAAGTGGAAGTTCAGGAACAAGTGGTTCTTCAGGAACTTCAGGTTCTTCAGGTACATCCGGCACTTCAGGAAGTTCAGGAACTTCTGGTACATCAGGTAGTTCAGGTTCAAGTGGTACTTCAGGTTCTTCTGGTAGTAGTGGAACAAGTGGTAGTTCAGGTAGTTCAGGTTCTTCAGGAACATCTGGTTCAAGTGGAAGTTCTGGCACATCAGGTTCTAACGGTTCTTCAGGAACTTCTGGAACTTCGGGATCATCAGGTTCTTCTGGTTCATCAGGAACTTCTGGTTCCTCAGGTTCATCAGGTACTTCAGGTACCTCAGGTTCTTCTGGTACCTCAGGTTCTTCTGGTACCTCAGGTTCTAACGGTTCTTCAGGAACTTCTGGAACTTCGGGTTCATCAGGTAGTTCAGGTTCTTCAGGAACTTCGGGTTCATCAGGTAGTTCAGGTTCTTCAGGAACTTCGGGTTCATCAGGAAGTTCTGGTACATCCGGTTCTTCTGGTTCATCAGGTACATTAACATTGGTAGGAACAACAGATAATGGTGTTATTACATTAAATGGTTCAGCACCAAATGCAACTGTTGAATCAAATTTAAGATTTGATGGTTCTACATTAAGTGTTACAGGAAGTGGTAGAATAAGTGGTAATTTACAAGTTGATGGTAATTTAACAGCAACACAATACATTGTTTCAAACTCTGTAACTTACATGACAACAAGTTTCCAAAGTGGTTCTTCTGCTTTTGGTAACGATACGGGTGATACTCACGATTTCACAGGTAGTGTAAGAGTAAGTGGTTCACTTAGATTACCTACGGCAAGTGCAACAGGAAATATTACAGGTACTGCAGCAGGTCAAATATTTTATAATACAACAGATACAAATATATACAGATGGAACGGTACCGCATGGTTATCAGGAGCAGGTACATCGGGAACATCAGGTACATCGGGAACTTCAGGTTCATCAGGTTCTTCAGGAACAAGTGGTACATCAGGTAGTTCAGGTTCATCCGGTACAAGTGGTACATCTGGTTCTTCGGGTTCTTCTGGTTCATCAGGTACATCAGGTAGTTCAGGTTCATCCGGTACAAGTGGTACATCTGGTTCTTCGGGTTCTAGTGGTTCTTCAGGAACATCTGGATCAAATGGTAGTAGTGGAACATCTGGTACATCAGGTTCATCAGGTAGTTCAGGTTCTTCAGGAACATCAGGTTCTAGTGGTAGTTCAGGTACTTCAGGAAGTTCCGGCACATCTGGATCAAATGGTAGTAGTGGTACATCTGGTACATCTGGAAGTTCAGGTAGTAGTGGAACTTCAGGTTCATCAGGTTCATCAGGTTCATCAGGAACTTCAGGTAGTTCTGGTACATCCGGTTCGTCTGGTTCATCAGGAACTTCTGGTTCGTCTGGTTCATCAGGAACTTCTGGTTCGTCTGGTTCATCAGGTTCATCAGGAACATCTGGTTCTTCTGGTTCATCAGGTACTTCAGGAAGCTCAGGTTCATCAGGAACATCTGGTTCGTCTGGTTCATCAGGTACTTCAGGTAGTAGTGGAACAAGTGGAACATCTGGTTCGTCTGGTACGTCAGTGTCAGTATCAGGTACAGCAAATACAATAGTTAAATTTACAGGTGCTTCTACTGTTGGAAACTCACAAATAACAGATGATGGTACAACAGTTAATATTCCAGGTAACTTAAAAGTTGTCGGTAACTTAGTTGCACAAACTTATATCGTATCTAACTCTGTAACTTACATGACTACAAGTTTCCAAAGTGGTTCTTCTGCTTTTGGTAACGATTCAGGTGATGTACATAACTTTACAGGTAGTGTTTTTGTTACTGGAGCCCTTACTGTCAACAATACCGCAGGTACGGCATCATTTAATGTTGGTGTAACGTATGTGTCAGGTGGTTTAGGTGTAGGTACAGCAACAACAAACACTGTTGGTTTAATTAGAGCAACAAACGATGTTATCGCTTATTTCAGTTCTGATGAAAGACTGAAAGAGAATGTGTTTACAATATCAGGTTCTTTAGATAAATTAGTATCAATTCGTGGTGTTGAATTTGATTGGATACCTATGAAAGGTATACATGAAAACGAAGGTCACGATATTGGTGTAATTGCTCAAGAAATTGAAAAAGTTTTACCTGAAGTTGTAACAACAAGAGATAATGGATACAAGGCAGTTAAATATGAAAAAATAATTGCATTGTTGATTGAATCAAATAAAGAATTACTTAAGAGAGTTGAAGCTTTAGAAGCTAAAATGAAATAAGTAGGTAATAAAAACCAAAACATAAATCCATCACATTTGAAATACAATGTGATGGATATTTAAAAGTAGAAAATTTAAAAATAGATGCCAGGTTCAATACCTACCACAGGAACAGAAGTCAGTATGGGGAGAATAGCAGCCGCTTTAGGAATCAACCCAAACGCAACAACTCAAACAAGACTAAATGCTGACTTGGGTGTTGGTCGTAATCGTTCTTTATCAAATGTTGCTAGTTTTGCTAGTGGTTCACAAACACCAGAATCTCAAGGTTTTGGTGGATTAAACACACCGAATACATATTAATATTTTAAATTACAATTTTTTTTCTTATATTTTATTATGTATTTGAAATATAAGAATTATCCCTCTAAATACGAGTTATACTATATCAAATGGAATGGTATTGGTTTTGATAAAGACAAACTAATAAAATTTATCAGAAGGGTTAAATTTTTAAAAATCACTTCAATTTTTTACAAAGAACATAAAGAAGAATTAAACATATTAAATGAAATTTATAAAACCTATAATGAAAAAACATTAATTGGTTTATTAAATAACGATGAATTAATTTCAAGAAATGGTTTAATTGAAAAATGGGCGAGAATTGGTGCGATAGATATTTTATTAACAAACACATATTCAAGATCAACATATACGGTGATTAGTAATTTACCTCACCAAGATTATCAATTAGTTCTTAAAAGAATTGAAGAGTTGGTTAAAATTGGTCAGAATTTGACACATCAATCAGATAACATTTCTAAAGATATACCAGGATATGAATAAATCATTTTATAATAACTCAATGTGGGAAGGTTCTAATTTAAAATTATCAATATTAGTACCAACAAGAGACACTGTTTATAGTCATTTTGCTTATTCTTTAACACAATTATATAATACCACAAGAGAAATCGGAATAGATACTTATTTATTTTTTGATTCTAGTACAATTTTATTAAATCAAAGAGAAAGATTATTGGAAAAAGCAAGACAAGTAAAATCTGAATATGTTCTTTGGTTGGATAGTGACATGATGTTTCCATCAACAACCGCCATTCGTCTTTTAAATCATAATAAAGACATAATTGCTTGTAACTATATGAAACGTACTAATGAAAGAAAAAGTGTTGCATATACCGATTTAAATGATTGGAATAGTTGGTTACCAATGGATATTAAAGATGAATTAGTAGAAGTACAAGGTGTAGGTATGGGTTGTATGTTAATGAAAATGAAGGTATTTGATAACTTACAAAAACCATATTTTGAATTCACATATAAAGAAGACACTCAGGATTTTTTTGGTGAAGATTTCAATTTACAGAAGAAACTAAGAGTAGAGAATTATAAAATATATATCGATACTTTATTAAGTAAAGATATTAAACACATAGGTACTTTCGCTTTTTAATTTTATTTAATTTCAATCATCATATTTCCAAATTGATATTCACCCGCTTCATATTGAGGTATTGATAATCTCAATTTATATAATGAGTAAATGTCATTATCAGTTAACGGTGCGGTTTCATATATATTTACATCAGTCGTATCCACAAGGGTAAATTTAGACCTCAAATCGTATTTGGTATTAGGTTGTTCATTTGATATATAATCTTCAGGAATCTCACCCAAATCAATTTTATCGAAAAACGGTTCGATTTCATAAAGTCTGTTTTTATTTCGTGTTACAAAACCTAAACTAAAAGTTTTATATTTGAAATCATTTTCTAACCAATAATTTATCTCATTAAAGGTATGTATTGGTACACCCCATTTTCTTATAAAGTTTCTGTTAGAATTTAATTCAATTTTCATTCTATCCTTTTTATAATCATCACCGAATCTTGATGTTTGTGAAACAAAATGATAAGTAATTGCGGAATCACAAGTCTTTAATTCATAACCTTTAAGTTTTGCCCTGATGAGAAAATCATCATCTTCACAAAAAGCCGGGAAAAAACTAAACCCATCAAAACCACCCACATCTTCAAACATTTTTTTATATCCACTCATAAAGAAGACGGCACCATCATATAGGTTATTACTATCTTTCCATTGTTGTACATAATCGTTGAATTGATATTTGTCAAAATCATAAAAAGACGAACCTAAATCTAATATCACCTTACCTGGTCTTTTATGACCTTTAAAAATTGGGGGTTCTATTGTTGTGTAAGATAGTAACATATTAGGTTTTAACAATCTTTCAATCGATTCTAAGAATCCTTCACCAATAACCATGTCATTATGTATCAAAACCAATTTTTCAGTATCAACTATTTTAATACCCATGTTATATGTGTCAGAAAATGTTAATCTTTCATCATCATGTATGTACGAAAGATAATCATCCTCCAATGATTCTAACCACTCTTTTGTTCCATCTGAAGAACCACCACTACTAATTACTAAAGGTGCTTCAGGATAAACTTCCCTTAATAATCGATAACATTCTTTAGTTAATTCTAATCTATTTAAAACCGCTAATACAAAACTTATATTCATTATTTTCCAATTATTTCAAATTTAGGACATGGTACAATTAACTTTCCACCTTTATCTAAAAATTCCTTTTCTCTTTCTGTAAATTCAGATATAAAATGCCAAGGTAAAACTAATAAGTAATCTGGATTCATTGCTCTCACATCATCTTCAGACACTATTGGTATGTTTGTTCCGATAGTTTTATGTCCGTATTTGTAAGGACTTCTTTCCGCTATCGCATCAATTAATGTACTATCTAAACCAAAGTATTGTAATAATGTATTCCCTTTGGTTGAGGCTCCATATCCACATATTTTTTTTCCCTTTTCTTTCTCAGTTTTAATAAAATTGACAGTTTGTTCTTTTAAAGATAAAATACCATTATAAAAAGTTGACCAATAAAATTCTAAATTCTTTTCTAAATGTTTTTCCCATTCATATATTGATTTTAGTCTTATATCACAAACGTCTCTATACGGTCTTGTCGCAAACTTCTTTACATCTGATTTTTCTTTTTTGATATAAACCCTAAAACTACCACCATTAATATCATTCAATTCACAATCCACAATTTTTAATCCAGCCTCTTCCATTAATTTATTTAATGATGTTAATGTCCAATAGTATACATGTTCATGACAAATGTTATCAAAGGCCAATTGTTTAATCATTAATGGTGTATAACTCATCTGAATTACAAATAATCCGTCATCATCCATAACTTGTACAACATCTCTTAAAAAATCAATAGGTTCATCCAAGTCATAAAACATTGCAATACATGTTATGACTTTAGCCTTTTTATTTTTAAATTTTGATTTATTGAAATTATTTAAAGTAAAATAATCTTGGATAATTTCATCAGCAACTCTTCTGGCTTCAATGGCGAATGTGTCATCTGCTGGATCAATACCTAACTTATCAACATTTGGTGGTACATAACTTAATAACGTACCATCATTTGATGCAATATCTAACCAT